GGCATCGCCGTCATCGTGCTCGTGGCGATCTGGCTGCCGCCGTTTCTTCGCCGGATATGGGAGCGCGATTTCGACGATGAAGAGTGACCACTTCGCTGGAAATCGTGTAGATTCGGGCCGACTTTTTCCCCGGTAGAAAACGGTGCCGCGAACAGGGCGACCCAGATTCGAGCCAACGGACGAGCAGCGCGACTACGTCGCGGCCTTGGTGGCCGGTGGCATACCGCTCGATACGATCCGGCTCGCCATCCCGGGCGCAAACGGCGCTCTGGACCGCAAGACCCTAAGCCGGGCCTTCCGCGAAGAAATTGCAAGCGGCGGACAGCGGGCCAACGGACAGATTGTCAAGTCCCTGTTCGCCAAGGCCACGGGGGGCGACACCACGGCGATGATCTGGTGGACAAAGACCCGCATGGGATACCGCGAAACGATAGTGAACGCTAACCTCAACCTGCCGAATGACTCAGAGGCCGCCCGATCGATCGCCGGCCGACTTGTTCCGGAACTTGCCGACGCAGGAAAAGCTCAAGCGCCTGGCCAAGCTCACCCCGAAGGACCGGATCACGCTGCTGTACGCGTGGCGGGAATTCTGGGCACGAACGGAACAGCTCGAACCAACGGCCACGCCTGACCACCCGCTGGGCGCCGGCCAGTACTGGCGCTACCGTGGGGATCGGTGGGAGCCAGCGCCGGCCACCGACGATTGGACGTACTGGGTCAACAACGCCGGCCGCGGCACCGGCAAGACGCGGGTCGGGGCCGAATGGGTGCGGCGCAAGATCCGGACCACCGACCGGGTGAGCCTCATCGCCCCGACCGCCCACGACATACGCGCGGTCATGGTCGAGGGCCCGTCCGGCATCCTGGCCGTGTGCCCGCCGGCTGAGCGGCCGGTCTATGAGCCGTCCCTGCTACGCCTGACATGGCCCAACGGCCACATCTCCGAACTTTTCAGCGCCGACGAGCCGGAACGGCTGCGCGGCCCGGCCCACGGCGGCATCTGGGCGGACGAGCTGGCGGCCTGGCGCTATGCGGATGCCTGGGATCAGGCCCAATTCGGGCTCAGGCTGGGCGATCGCCCGCAAGCCTGCATCACCACGACCCCTAAGAATGTCCCCGTTTTTAAAGCGATCCTGAGCGATCCTGGGGCCATTGTTTCACGTGGAACGACCCACGATAACGCCCACAACCTGGCGCGCACGTTCCTCACCAACATCGTCGGCAAGTACATCGGCACGCGGTTAGGCCGCCAGGAGCTCGACGCCGACCTGCTAGACGACAACCCGGGCGCGCTGTGGCAGCGGCCGGTGATCGAGCGCAACCGGGTTCGCGTGGCGCCGGCGCTGCGCCGCATCGTGGTGGCGATCGACCCGATGGGCTCGACGGCGTCCGAGGCGGCCGAGTGCGGGATCGTCGCGGCCGGGCTGGGCGAGGACGGGGACGCGTATGTCCTGGACGATTCGTCGGTCCATGCCAAGCCAGTCACGGACGAAGGCGACGGCTGGGGCCAGGTCGCGGTGCAGCTGTACCGGGATCTGAAGGCCGACCGGATCGTGGCCGAGGTCAACTTCGGGGGCGACATGGTCGAGATGGTGATCCGGACCGTCGATCGGAACGTGCCGTACAAGGCCGTGAGCGCCAGCCGTGGCAAGCAGGTCCGGGCAGAACCGGTGTCGTCTCTGTACCAGCAGAACCGGGTCCACCACGTCGGCGCCTTCGCCCGGCTCGAGGACGAACTGTGCGACTGGGACCCGAACACGTCGAAGAAGTCCCCGAACCGCTTGGACGCGCTGGTGTGGGCGATCACCGAGCTCGCCCTGGCGCAATCGACCACGGGCCTGCTCGACTGGATGGCCGCCCAGGACGAAAAGTCTAAGAATGGCGCAAACGGATCTGTCCCCGCAGGGCACGAGCGACCTGCAACGCCGGTTCTGTCCAAGCCAGCCTCGGGCGTCACCGTGCGCCAGAACACCTTCCACGGCGAGTAAGGGCTTTCCAACCTGAAGAATCGCGCGTATTGTCCAGCGCAATTTGCATCCGTGACGGGAATTGTCATGCCGACGTGGATGGTTGTCGTGGTTCTCGTCATCTCCCATACCGTGGTTGCGGGCCTTGCGCTGTGGTGGGGGAAGCTGCATCCGTCCGCTGCCGCGAAGCTCATCGCCGAGGCCGGCACAATCGAGAAGAAGATCGGCGGATGACGCGCCTGATGGCGATGCCTCCCACCATCACGATCAACCGGGCGGACCTGCGCGCCGCGCTGGAGAGCTGGTATCTGCGCGGTGCTGCCGCTGCGGCCGGTCCTGGCCCGGTGCCAAGGCCGTCGGACGAATCGATCGAAACGCTCTGGAATCTGCTCGCCCAGCAACCCGTGGAGGTCTGACCGATGGCGCATCACCCGGACGTACCCGACTCGGCCACCGGCCTCATCACGGTGCTGCCGCCGTCAGCGAGCGGCGCATCAGGGGCCACGAAAAACAGCGGCGCCAACCCGATCGTGGTGAACGGCCGCACGTACACGGCCGCGCTGGGTGCGTCGCTCCAAGTGCCGGCAATGGACGGCAGCGTGATGATCGAAAACGGCTGGACCGCCTTCGGCCGCTTCAGCGGTACGACCGCTCAGCGTCCGGTTGCGCCCAACGTGAGCCGAGGCGTGCTCTACTACGACACGACGGTCGGCCACATCATCGTGTGGGACGGCGCGACCTGGCGCGACCACGACGGCTCAAGCGTTTGACCACAACGCCCGCTCCCGCGCCTCCCTCGTGCTCAACTTGTGCCTCCTCCAGACCCGGCAGCGATCCGAAGCTGCTGCGGTGCCAGCGGCACGCTCCGGTTCCGTGCGCGCACTCCGCCGGGGTCGCCGTTGAGTGGCCGCGCGTCAACCCGAAGGACTGGTGCGGCGATTGGACCAAGGCGTGAGTAAATGGGCGAGGCGCGCAACCGAAAGCTCATCGAGGAGCGCAGAAGCGCAATGAACGGGACCTGCCAGACCTGCGCGCATTTCAGCGCGATACAGAACGAATGCCGCGCCCACGCGCCGCGCGTCTTTCTGGTGCCGGGACCGAAAGGAGAAGCGCGTACGGTTGCCGCGTTCCCGCCGGTCAAGTCTGACTTCTGGTGCGGCGAGCACTCAACCGACCTTGGAATTTCCGCCGACGGTGCAGACCGCGCCGCACGGCAGAGCATGTAAATGACGACCGCTCAATATCGCCTGCCGACTTCTCAACTCAATTTCAGCTCGCCGTCCGGTCTGCTCCAGGCCGATAGCAGCGGCACCTTCAGCGTGACGGCCGGCTCGGCTCAGGAGTCCGCGCTCATTGCTGCTGGCGCCCTGCTCGTCGTGAGTGGCGGCATTGCCGAGCCCGGGCCGACGCTCAAAGGCGCCAACGGCGCCACGATGATATCCGGCGATACCTTGCGCGTGGCGGCGGCCAGCACCGGCACGCCCGGCAGCGGCAGCGCGGTCCAGGGCGTGGCCGGGCTGGATGCGACCGGCAAGGTTCCGAGCGCGCAGCTTCCCAGCGGCACCACGCCGCCGACGATCAAGGAATCGGGCGGAACTGCTCTGATCGCGGGCGACGTGCTCGAAGGCGGCGCATCGACCAGCGGCACCCCGGGCAGCGGCACGGCCGTGGTCGGGTTCGCCGAGCTCGATTCGACCGGCGCGATTGCCCAGCCGATCAAGGGCGTGGCGACCAGCTCGGACGCCGCGGCCGGATTCGTGGGCGAGTATGCCGAGACGGTCGTTGCTTCCGGGTCCGCCGTCTCGCTCACCACGGCCACGCCCGCGCAGGTTGCAAGTCTGTCGCTCACGGCCGGCGACTGGGACGTGTTCGGGTTCGTCGGGTTCGTGCCGGCCGGGACCACCAACATCACGGCGCTGCAGGCAAGCTCGAGCCTGACCACCGCGCAGATCGACTCCGGCAGCGGATTCACATCGCGCGCCGCCGCCGCTGGCCTGGTGCCGGGGGCCAACAACATCGAGGGTCCGTTGCCGCAGGTCCGCTACAAGCTCGCCACGACCACGAACCTGTTCCTGAACGCCGAGGGCACCTTCACCGCGGCGGCCCTGTCTGCCTACGGCACGATCCGGGCGCGCCGCCGCCGCTGACATGCCCGACGCCTCCCAAGCCTCGCGCGTCACCGACCTGTCGGACACGGCCGGAACGCCGGGCTTCTGGGACCGGCTGCGGGGCGCGTTCCGCTATGCGCTCACGGGCGACTTCTCGCAGGGCTGGTTCCCGCCGCTCAATCCGATCCAGCCGATCGTGCCGGACTCGCAAAAGCCGTCCGTCGAGGGCCGCCAGCTCGACTACGTCGTCGGCTCCAACATCCGGTACACGCCGCGCTCGGAAGAGCTCATCTCGTTTCAGACGATGCGGCAGCTGGCGCACTCGGACCTGCTGTCGATCATCATCAACGGCCGCAAGGATCAGCTCGCCAAGCTCGAATGGTCGATCGAGCCGCGCGATACCAGCAAGCGCAAGACGATGGCCGCGCAGGCGATCGAGCTCGAGAACTGGTGGCGCAAGCCCGATCAGCGGCACACCTGGCGCGAGTGGCTGTCCATGCTGCTGGACGACCTGCTGGTGATCGATGCGCCGTGCCTTTTCGTTCGGCGCGACCGCACCGGCGTCGTGTGGGGGTTCGACCCGATCGACGGCTCCACCATCAAGCCGCTCATCGACCTGCAGGGCCATCGGCCGATCCCGCCGCTGCCGGCCTATTCGCAGGTCCTGCACGGCACGCCGGCCATCTGGTACACGCACGACCAGATGGTGTACAAGCCGCGCGTTCTGCGGACCTCGCACCTGTACGGCTACTCGCCCATCGAGCGGGTGATCCTGACCGTGAACGTGGCGCTGCGCCGGCAGGTGCAGCAGCTCGACCACTTCACGGAAGGGTCGATGCCGCATTACCTGCTGAGCGTGCCGAAGGAGTGGACGGCGGAGCAGATCGAGTCCTTTCAAGCTCGCTGGGATGCGCGCTTTTCCGGCAACCTCGCCGAGCGGGCCCGCACGCATTTCATTCCGGACGGGATCGGCACGCACGAGTTCAAGAAGATCGATCTGAAGGACGAGTTCGACGAGTGGCTGGCGCGCGTGCAGTGCGCGGCCTACGGAGTGGACCCGACGCCGTTCATCAAGCAGGTCAACCGCGGAACGCAAGAGACCACGCGCGAGGCGGCCCTGGCCGAAGGGCTGGCACCGTATCAGGTCTGGATCAGCGAGCTCGTCGATGACTGCCTGGAGCGGATGGGCTTTGCCGACTTCCGCCACAACTGGAAAGACGACGAGGCGATCGACCCGGTCGAAAAATCGACCATCATCAAAAACAAGATCGCCGCCGGGGCGCTCCACCCGAACGAGGCCCGCGCCGAAGACGGGCTCGATCCTCTGGACGATCAAACCATCGCGTGGCTGTTCGCGATGCAGCGCTCTCCCACCCCGGTGCCGTCCCCGGCGGTGTGGCAAGACGGTCAGCCGCCGCCCGCCCAGACTCCCCCGGCTTCTCCTCCGGTAGCGTCAACCTCCGCTCAGGGTGGCGGCGCGGTGGCTCCACATTCGGACGACGAGCACGCCTCGGGCGGCGCGGCAGCGGGCAAGGGGGCCGCTGCCAACGGCCTGGGAAAAGCGCGAGCGCCGGCGCGCATCGACCGCGACCGGCGCCTCGTCAAAACGGCCACGGAGCGCCTGAGCCGCGCCCTTACTAAGACACTGCGCAAGATGGCACCCGACATTGCCAAGCAGATCGCCGACCGCCTGCCGGAGCGGAAGAAGGCCAGCGGCGATCGCCTGCCCGATGACATCGCCCAGGCTCTGGACCTGGCTGCTATGGACGGGATGGTGAGCGCCTTCGAATCCGGCCTTGCCACGGTAGCGAAGGATGGCGCGCGCATGGGATTGGATCAGGTCGGCGTTGAATTGGACCTCGACTCTCCGAACGAAGACGCCGAACGGTGGGCCCGGACGCGCGCCGCCGAACTGGTCGGCAAGCGCTACAACGAGGACGGCGATCTGGTCGATAACCCGCGGGCGGAGTTCGCCATCACGGACGGCACGCGCTCGCACGTGCGGGGGCTGGTCGCCAGCGCAATCGACGAGGGCTGGAGCAACGACACGCTAGCGGCGAACCTCAAGGCGTCCTACGCGTTCAGCGCGGCTCGAGCTGACGTGATCGCGCGCACCGAGACTGCGCGGGCGGATGTGGCCGGCAACCTCATCGGCTGGCAGGCGTCGGGCGTGGTGGAGCGCAAGCAGTGGATCGTCGGGGACGACTGTTGTCCTGAGTGCTGCGATCTGGACGGCGTCGAGGTCGATATCGACGAGTCGTTCCCGGGCGAGGGTGGCGACGGGCCTCCGCTGCATCCCGCGTGCCGCTGCGATATCTCGCCGGTCGTGACCGAGACGGAGGCCGCGTAATGGACATCATCAACTCAGGCAACTGGTGGCACCTGATCGTGGTCGGCTTTTTCTTCGGCCTCGGCTTTGCGGGCGGCTCGGCGCTTTTCAACGCCCTGCTTGCGCTCGTTCGGCGCAAATCGGCATGAACACCCACGCCGCCCCGCCCTCGCTCGCGCAGGAAGCGCAGCGGCGCTTGAGCGTGGCGCACGAGGAAAAGATGGCGCACTGCAAGACGATGGAGAACAATCTGCGGCACATGCTGCGATTCATCCAGGAATCGAGCGGCGAGGTCGATCCGGGCTGGCTCACCATCGGGCGCACGCATCTGCAGATCGGCATGATGTGCATCCGGCGGGCGATCACGCGGCAGGACTTCTTCTGATGGGCGGTACCATCAGCGTGCGTTGGTGGCAGCATCCGATCATATGGCTGCGATTGCGCCTCGAAGGGCGACGGTTGAGGAAGAGCGGAAATTGAGTGGTCGAACAGGTATGGACCGTCATCCAGGCGCACCCGGAAACCGACCAGGTCGAGATCATCGCCATGCTCCCGAAGGGCCTGGAGCATCACGCCCGCACGCTGGCGCAGACGCTGTCGATCGGGGCGCCGCACAATCGCGCGACCGCGTTGCTGATGAACAAGGCCGATGCGGTGCGAGCGCTGATGCTGACGCAATTCGGAGTTGAATTGACGGTCAAGATCGTGGAGCCGAAAACATGAAACGCCTGTACGCGCCGATCACAAAGGTCGAAGAAGCCGACGACGGCACGATCAAGGTTTGGGGCTACGCCTCCACGGGCGAGCAGGACGAGGACGGCGAGACGATCCAGCCCGAGGCGATCAAGGCGGCGCTGCCCGATTACCTGAAGTGGGGCGCGGTGCGCGAGATGCACCAGCCCAAGGCGGTCGGCACGGCGATCGAAGCCACGGTGCAGGACGACGGACGCACGTGGTTCGGCGCGCACGTGGTCGATCCGATCGCGGTCAAGAAGGTGCAGAACAAGGTGCTGAAGGGCTTCTCGGTCGGTGGCCGGATCGAGGATCGCGACGAGCTCGACAAGACGATTATCACGGCGATCAAGCTGATCGAGGTCTCGCTGGTAGATCGGCCGGCGAATCCGGAGTGCGAGATCCTGATGGCGAAGCGCTCGGCCGACGCGGCGCTCGATGACCTGGTCGAACTGCTCAAGAAGAAAGCCGTCGATCCGGAGATCCTGATCGATGCGGCGTTAGAGAAGGACGCGGCCAAGCCGTACGGCGACGTGGAGTACGCCGACCCCGGCTACCAAGAGGACAAGAAGAAGCGTTACCCGATCGACACCGAGGCCCACATCCGGGCCGCGTGGAACTACATCAACAAGGAAAAGAACCAGGCGCAGTATTCTTCCGCTCAAGTTGCCAGCATCAAGCGCAAGATCGTCGCGGCCTGGAAGAAGAAGATCGACAAGGACGGCCCGCCCAGCGCGGACGACGGCGAAAAGCTCGCCAAGGGCCTCTACTCTGTCGCCAACTTCGCCCAGTGCCTGGAATCGCTCGCGTGGATCTGCCAGGCCGCGCAGGCGGACTTCGACTGGGAGGGCGACGGCTCGCCGGTGCCGGCGCAGATGCGAGAATGGATGCAGAGTGGTGTCGATATCTTCTGCGACATGGCCGAAGAGGAAGCCAACGAACTCGTTGATTCGCTGCGCGAGCAAGCGGGCGAGGCAATCCAACTTGTGATGAAAGGACATTCGATGGATCCGAAGCTGCAGCTCGCCGAACTCAACAAGGCCGGCGCGAAGTTCTCGAAAGAAACCAAGGCGGCAATGGACGCGCACGCGGAACACCTGGGCAAGTTGCACAAGGCCATGAAGGAATGCACGTCGATGGCGAAGGAGGCGTGCGACAAGATGGACGCGCTCATGCCGAAGGACGGCGACGGCGCGGACGACGGCGACGATGACGACGGCAAGAAGGCCGCCAAGATCGTCGCTGCCGGGATCGCCAAGGCGGCAGCGGCACCGACCAAGGCCGAGGGCGAAAAGATCCTGGCCGACGCGATTGCCGAGGCCGGCAAGATCCTGACCAAGACGGCGACTCCTGCTGCCGCTGTGACCACGCCAGCGGCCGGCACCGACGAGGAAGCTGCTGCGAACCTCGCCAAGCTGATCGGCGATGCGGTGGGCGCGGCCACGGCCGACCTGCGCAAGACGGTCGAGGTCATCGCGCGCCAGCCGGTGGGGGGCCTGCCGGTGGCGAGCCAGCAGGCGGCCGACATGCTGCGGGCCGCGGGGCTGACGGTGGTCGAGCGCGGTGGCGGCGCGCCAGAGGTCCCGCCGGTCGTGGTCGATGGCTGCGTGGACGAGGCGGCAACTCGGATGAAGAAGCTGCTGGACCCGAGCCGGGCTCAGCAGCTGCTGAGATAGGGCGCGCGGGCCGCGAGGCTTCGCGAAGAGATCAACCTAACCGCGCGTCGGGGCGTGCCCGGCGAACTCCCTAACCCAAGGGGGCTGTGATGAGTTCGATTTTGCCTGCGTCAGCACTGACGGGGGAATCGCTCGACCTGGTGCGACGCGCACTGGCCGCGGGCGGATCTCTCGCGAAAGCCGGATGGATTGCGCCGACCTCGGCGACCTCCGGGATCAACTACTACGACCTCGAAGTTCCGGTCAAGCAGCTCTTCCCGATCGACACGCCGTTGCGCGACCGCATTCCGCGCGCAAAAGCCCCGGGCGGTACGCAAGCCAACTGGCGCGCGATCACCGGGATCAACAGCGGGCACCAGTCGCCCGGCGTGTCGGAAGGCAACCGCAACGCGGTCGTGAACCACACCACGGCCGACTACTTCGCGGCCTTCCGCGAGCTCGGCGAGGAAGACAACCTCACCTGGAAAGCCGAGTACACGGCCGAAGGGTTCGCGGACCTCAAGGCGCTGGTGGTGGACAACCTGCTGCGCGCCACGATGGTGTCGGAAGAACTCATCGACCTGGGCGGCAACACGTCCCTGGCGCTGGGCACCACGCCCACGCCGACGCTGGCGGCCTCGACCACCGGCGGCACGCTCGGCTCGCACACGTATTCGGTGATCTGCGTCGCACTGACCAATGACGGCTATATCCAACTGGCCGGCATCAACATGGGCACGACGGGCGAGGCTTTTAGCGCGGCTACGGCGGCCCTGACGGCGGTTTTCAACCGCACCACGGCCAACGGGGCAAGCGACAGTTATGGCGGCGGCGTTGCGCAAAAGTCCGCCAACGCGACCGTGGCCGTGACCGGAGCGACCGGCTCGATGACGGCGACGGTCACGCCCGTGGTCGGCGCGGTGGCGTACGCCTGGTACTGGGGTCAGTCGGCAGGCAGCGAAGTGCTCGGGGCAGTGACCACGATCAACTCGACCCTGATCACGGCCGACTCGACCGGCACGCAGAACGCCACGGCCCTGCCGTCGTCGGACAACTCGGAAAACGGCTACGTCTACGACGGCATCATCACGCAGCTGTCGAAGGGTCTGGGCAGCTATTACAAGGCCCTGGCGACCGGTACGGCCGGCACGGGCACGCCGTTGACCAGTGACGGCGCGGGCGGGATCGTGGAGCTCAACGCTATGTTCCGCTCGATGTACGACCTGTACCGCCTGTCGCCCGACACGCTGTACGTCAGCTCGCAGGAGATGACCAACATCAACGCGAAGATCATCGCGGGTGGCGGGGCGCCCCTGTTCCGCTACAACCTGGACGTGACCGGGCAAAACGACATCATCGGTGGGGTGGTGATCGCCGGGCTCATCAACAAGATCACCGGCAAAAAGGTGATGCTGCGGGTGCACCCGAACATGCCGCCGGGCACGATCGTGGCGTACTCGGACCTGATCCCGTATCCGCTGTCGGGCGTGCGGCAAGTGCTGCGCAAGCTGCTGCGGTACGACTACCGGGCGCTCGAGTGGCCGATGGTCACCCGCCGCTATGAGTGGGGCGTGTACTTCGACGGGGTGCTGCAGAACTACTTCCCGCCGGCGTTCGGGCTCATCACGAATATCGGGAACGGGTGATAGATGCGGGTTGCGCCGAAGCATTAAAGACTGGGCCTCAAATCCAGCGCCCGCACTTTAGGAGATCGCAGCAGATGCCAGACGAAAAGCTCGTGAAGCTGAAAGCGCCCCCGGGCGTGACCGCGACCTCGCTCGCCGAATTGATCGACGGCATGGTTGAGGTTACGGTCAGCCAGGCGAAGCTTCTCATCGAGCACGGCTTCACGAAGTACGAGGAGCCGATCGGGACCTACCGAGACTTGGGCGGCAAGATCGTCAGGCCGCAGAAGTAGACCAATGCCAGGCCCGACCCTCGCATCCGCCGGCCTGAGTGCCGTCGTCACGGCCTCGATCGCAGGATCGACGCTGACGATCAGCGCGGTTGCGACTGGCACGGTGGCGATCGGCCAGCAGGTTACCGGGCCGAGCGTTCCGCCCGGGCTCACAATCCTGGCCGGCAGCGGATTGAGCTGGACCCTGAGCGGGCCGGCCACGGTTGGGTCGGAGCCGATGGTTCTGCTGCCGACCTTCGCGCCGCAGCCGTTCGACCTCACGGTGCTGGCGAACCTGAAGCAGTACCTTTTCCCGTCAGGCGCGCCACCGACCGCGAACGACGCGCTGCTGCAGCGGATGATCTCCAGCGCCAGCGCTGCGATTCAGACCTGGCTCGGCTATGACCCAGCGGCCGGCTCGATGCTGGCGCAGACCACCTACACCGAGTCGCCCAACGCAGTATTCGACGGGGCCGGCTGGCCCAACGAGTGGCTGTACCCGATCCCGGTGCGCTATCCGCCGATCCAATCCGTGACCTCGGTGACGCTGGACAGCATCGTGGTGCCGAGCGGGGGCGACGCGGTGAGCAAGCCGGGCTGGTTCTTCGACACCGAGCATCCGATCATGGTGTATGTGGCCGGCTACCGACCGCAATTCCGCGGCAAAAAGGACGTGACCGTCGTCTACAGCGGCGGCTACACGGCCGTCCCGTGGGACGTGGAGGAGGCCTGCATCGAGATGATCGCGCTGCGGTTCAAGGAGACCGGTCGGATCGGCGAGCGCTCCAAATCGATGGCGGGCGAGACGATCAGCTACATCGTCTCGGCCCTGCCGCCGGCCGCGCAGGCGGCCCTGCAGCCGTACAGGCGGCTCCCGGTGGTCTGATGGCAACCGACGCCTTCCCGATCCGCGTCGTTGGTGCTGACGCCGTTTCAGCGGCCCTGCAGGCCGCTCCGGCCAAGATCCGGGCCGCCGTGCGCCGCGCGGTGGAGGAAAGCGCCGCGCGCGTGCTGTCCACGGCCAAGGCGAAGGTGTCGGACGATGTGCTACACGTCAAAACCGGCCGCCTGCGCCGCTCGCTCCATTACGTGCTCGGCGGCACCGACACGGCGCCGTCCGCCGCTATTGGCACCAACGTCGAGTACGCGGCCATCCACGAGTTCGGGGGCCAGACAAAGGCCCACGTGATCGAGGCCCTGAACGCGAAAGTGCTCGCTTTCGAAAAGGGCGGAGTGACAGTTTTTGCCACCCGCGTGAACCACCCGGGCTCTAGGATGCCGCAGCGCTCGTTCCTGCGCTCGGCGCTGGCCCAGGAGGCATCCGGCATCAAGCAGCGCATCGAGGCCGCCGTGGGCGGCGCGCTGCCGGGGCGCTGATGGTAGCCCCACCGGTCGGGCGCGAGGCGATCTGGGCGGCCCTGTTCGCCCTGTTCGCGCCGTTGCTGGCCTCGGCCGGCGGCCCGTTCCAGACGGTGAGCAGGCGGGCGCGGCACTGGGGCTCGGATACGAACCCGTGGCCGGCCCTGTACCAGCTGCAGCGGCACGAGAAGGCGATCACCAACGAGCGCGGGCTGCCGACCAAGTGGGAGCTCGAGGGGTCGCTCTACATCTACGCGAAAAACGAGATCAACGCGGCCGGGGGCGACTCCGGGGGCGGGCAGATCCTTAACCCGCTGATCGACGCGGTCGAGAACGCCCTGCGGCCGATTCCGGTGCTCGGCAACGTGCAAACGCTCGGCGGCCTGGTCTCGCGCGTCTTCATCGATGGAGTCGTGGAAGTGGACGAGGGCAACCTTGACTTCCAGGCCGTCGCCATCATCCCGGTTCGCATCATCGTGCCGGTCTAAACGGAGGTACATATGCAATTCGCATTCGGTTCCGGCGCTGTGTGGGCCACCCCGCTGACCGACAACACGGGCACGACGATCACGGTGCCGACGCCCCTGCGGGTCGGCGTCATCCAGGAGCTATCGATCGATCTCACCTGGACCTCCAAGCAGCTGTTCGGCACGAACCAGTACCCGCTTGCGGTCGGTCGCGGCACGGCCAAATCGACCGGCGCCATCAAGTGGGCGCAGATCAATTCGGAACTCTGGAATGCGCTCGTGATCGGCACGCCCGCCTCCGGCGTCACCAGCGGCACGCAGACCATCGACTACCGCGACGTGACCGGCACCGCGATCCCGGGCACGCCCTACCAGATTACGCCGACCCCGCCGTCGAGCGGGACATGGCTGGCGGACCTTGGCGTGGTCGATGCGAACGGCATCCAGCTCACGAAGGTGGCCGCCTCCCCGTCAACCGGCCAGTACAGCGTCGCGGCCGGCGTTTACACCTT